GGCCACTGACCAGACCGGGCTCGCCTATGAGGTCAATCCGCCGCACGCCCGCGCCGACGTCCTCGAATACGTGACCCGCGGCGACGTGCGGCACAGCTCGTTCGCGTTCCGGGTGTTCCCCGGCGGCGACGAGTGGGGCGTGTCGGAGTTCAACTACCCGATGCGCACGTTGCTGTCGGTGCAGCTGGTAGACGTGGCGCCCGTGTTGGACCCGGCCTACCCGGATGCCACCGCCGGCGCCCGCGCGCTCAACGGCGCAGTCCAGAGCCTCGCCGACTGGGTGCAGGCCGACGTGGAGGAGGTCCGCAGCAGGCTCAACGAAGGCCGGGCGATGGAGTTCTTCAAGCGCTACCGCGACATCGACGGCGGCAGGCCGAAGCCTGACCAGCGCGTCCGGCCGCCCAAGAAGCCGGTACTGACCGGTGCCCAGGCCCTGCTCACCCTGCAGGCCAACATGGAAGACCCCTGGGTGGACGAGGAGTAACAACCACGCAGTAACCAGTGCAAGCGCGCTGAGGCCGTAGCTGATCAACGGACGGAGCGAGCGCAGGTGCAGAAGGCAACCAACGCGAAAGGGAAAGAAAATGCCTTCTGAAGTCGCAAAGCGTCTGAGGGATCGGCGCCTCCAGGTATGGGAGGAGGCCAAGGGCATCGCCGAATCCGCCGCATCCGAGAACCGCGCCCTCACCGATGAGGAGCAGGGCAAGTGGGACGCGATGCAGGAGGAGATGCAGAAGCTTGACGTCCGGATCAAGGCGGTCCTGGACACCGAGAAGCGGGCCAAGGAAGCCGACGACGCGTTCGACGCGCTGTCCGGCCGCAAGCCCGCTGAGGGCCAGGCCGCCCGCACCGCCGGCGGGTCCAAGATGCTGGACGAGGTCCGCAAGTGGGCGCGCGGAGACGAGGGCGCCGGACGTGCCCTGGAGATCCGCCGCGCACCCGAGCTCGGCCCGATCAACTACCGCGTCCTGACTGCTGGGACGGGCGGTTCCGCTAGCAGTATCGTGCCGATCGATTTCTACGACATGCTCATCGCACACCTGATCGAAGTTTCGGGTGTCATGCAGTGCGGACCGACCGTGCTCAACACCGGAGGCGGCGAGACGCTGCAGGTGCCGAAGACGACCGCGCACTCCACCGCGGCCTCCGCGGCCCAGGCAGGCACGCTCCCGACGTCGGACCCGACGTTCGGCATGCAGCCGTTGTCGGCCTTCAAGTACGGCATCATGCTCCAGGTCGCCCGCGAGCTCATTGACGACACGGCCGTCGATCTCCTCGGGTACCTGGCCATGCAGGCGGGACGCGCGCTGGGCAATGCCTTCGGCAACGACCTGGTCAACGGGACTGGCACCGGCCAGCCGGCCGGCCTGGTCAGCACCGCGACGGTCGGCGTGACCGGCTCGGTGACCGGCGTGGCCGGCGCGCCCAGCTACGCCAACCTGGTCGACCTGGAGTACAGCGTAATAGCTCCATACCGACAATCAAGGTCGTGTTACTGGCTGGCCGCGGACAAGACCATCGGCGGGTTCAGGAAAATTACCGACACGGTCGGCAGGCCGATCTGGGAACCGTCCGCGGTCCTCGGGTCTCCCGACCTGCTGCTCGGCAAGCCCCTGGTCGCCGACCCGTTCATGCCCGCCATGGCGACCGGGTCCAAGTCCATCGCGTTCGGCGACTTCAGCCAGTACTTCGTGAGGCTGGTGGGAGGCGTGAGGTTCGAGCGTTCGGACGACTTCGCCTTCGGTTCGGACCTTGTGACCTTCCGTGCTATACTTAGAGGAGATGGTACCCTCGTGGACCGCACGGGCGCGATCAAGATGTACCAGGGCGCAGCTACCTGACCTGCGGAAATGCGGCTACGCATGCAGGCGTCACCGGCAAGCCCAGGCTCTGGCTGCAGGACGATGAGCGCATGCTGTAACCGCACTACTTCCACGGAACGTCACAAGGTTTGTTACACGATGAGTAGCTGGTATACTGGGAGAACGGACGGTAAGCCCACCGCCCGCTCTCAGCCAGGACCCTGTATAGGAGGGTGCCAGCTATGCCAGAGACTACGCGCACGTGCTCATTCGAGGGTTGCGAGAAACCTCGCTACTCACGGGATTACTGCACAGCGCACTACCGGCAGGCTCTCAACGGCAAGCCGCTCAAGCCGCTCCGGCCGTATGTCAGGCGCGGACCTGAATGCCTCGCGGACGGATGCACGGCTAAACCGCATTCGCACGGATACTGCAAGGTCCACTGGCAGCGGCTGTCCCGTTACGGCCGCCTGGAGCGCGTCAAGACGCAGTACGAGCCAGGGACGACTTGCTCCGTCGATGGCTGCGAGTCCCCCGTGAAGGCCGCAGGGTACTGCGACGTGCACTACATGCGCGTCCGGCGCAACGGAGAGCCCGGCACAGCAGCTTCCCAGGCAGGACTGCGACGCCGGAGCCAGTACGAGGGACTGGAGTGCGCGGTCGAAGGATGCACCAGGCCGGTAAAGTGCCTGACCTGGTGCAATATGCACTACCAGCGTTGGAAGCGCACCGGAGACCCGGCCGGGAAGTGGGGCGCTAACCCGCGGCAGAGCCAGGGATACACCACATCAGACGGCTATCGGATGGCACCCGACCGGCGAAACGGCCGTCCTGTCCTTGAGCACCGGCTGGTCATGGAGCAGGTGATCGGCCGCCCGCTGCACCGGCACGAGGAGCCGCACCACAAGAACGGCATCCGGGACGACAACGATCCGGGGAACCTGGAACTCTGGGTGAAGTGGCGTCAGCCGAACGGCCAGCGGCTGTCCGACCTGATCGAGTTCGTCGTGACGTACTACCCCGACGAGGTACGAACCGCTCTGGAGGCGACGTAGCAAGCAGCCCCGGCCCGCGCAGCGAGTGGCCGCCCGCGCGGGCCGGGGAGCCAGGAAAGCGAGGCTAGCATGCGCTCGGTCACGATGATCGTCAACCTGTCCGGCGGCGGCCCGGGCGGCCGGGACTGGCGGGACTTCCCGGCCGGGGCGTCGCTGGACGTGGAGGACTGGGAAGCCGAGGACCTGATCCGGATCGGGCTCGCCGTCGCCGGTCCGGAGGGGGGCGAGGGCGCTTCCGCCGCGCCCGAGCCCGAGGCGGAGGCCCCGGCCGCTGAGTCCGAGCCCGGGGCCGGGGCACCCGCCGAGCCGGCCGAGTATGAAGACGGCACGGGCGTCTCCCCGCTGGCCGAGGTGTCTGTGCTGGCCGAGACTTCCGGGACCGCGGCGGGGGCAACGGACCCAGAGCCAGAACCCCCGGCGCCCGCACCCGAGCCGGAGCCAGCGCCGCCGGAGCCGGAGCAGCTGCCGGACGAGGCGCCCGTGTCCCCGGAACCTCCCACCGATGGGAACAACCCGGAGCCGCCTCCGCTGGCCCCGGCGCCGCACCAGAACAAGCAAGCCTGGATCGACTGGGCGATCAGCCAGGGCGCCGATCCGGATACCGCTCACAACATGACCAAGGCCGACCTGATGTCCCGTTACGGTGGTCGGCTCTAGACTGTCCAATAAGAGGGATTGCCCGCGGCCTACGGGAGCCGGGCTCCGAGATAGGAGCCCATCATGGCTGACAGCACCCAGGTCCCCGGCTACGACCGGACCCTGGCCAACCGCGAGCCCCCGGGCCGGTCCGGTACCGGCAGCGGCGGCGACCTCGTCACCAGCGAGCCCGGCCAGTACCCGCCGGTCGCGCCGGGCGACACCACGATCTTCGGCGGGCCGCTGCCCACCGGGACCGGCGCGCCTGGCACCGCCGGAGGCGACTACGGCGGCCCCGACACCAGCCAGGCCGGCCAGCTGGGCGACAGCTTCACCGGGCTGTCCCGGGACGACATCACCGATACGGGCGCGCCCGGTACTGATGGCGCGGACATCCCGGCTGGGGCCGGCCCGGACACGGTGAAGTTCACCCGGCCCGGGTCCTACCTGTCCGGCAGCTACGCCCAGGACACGGTCCGCGGCAAGGTCGATGGCCCGGCCGAGTGGACCGAGGCCAACTCCGGCGGCTACGGGACAGACGGGCCGAAGCTGCCCGGGATGAAGGAACCGACCCCGGACGGCGGCCCGTTCCAGCCGGGTTCCGGCGGCCGGGTCATGCGCGGCGGCCGGGCCGTCCGCGGCTGAGCCGTGCCGTTCAGCTCGGGCACCGTGGAGATCGGCGATACCGCCTCGCCGATCTGCCCGGTCGGCCGGGGCCGCACGGTCAAGGTGAAGAACCTGGACAACAGCACGACCGTGTACGTCGGCGGCCCGGACGTGACCACGGACGGCGACGGCGCAGGTTACCCGCTGGACGGCCGGGAATCCGAGACGTTCAGCGCCCCGCTGCCGCGTGAGTCGGTCGTCATCCCGGCCCCGGCCGACGACATGGCCCCGGACGTGCTGTACGGGCGCACTGAGCGGGGCAAGGCCAGGGTCGCCTGGATCTCGGCGTAGGAGGAGCGATGCAGGACCTCAGCAGTCTCGCTGATAACTCTATAACTGCCACGTCACAAGCAGCGGGTAATATGACCAGCTCGAACCGGCAGGCGATGACCGCGCCGGGCACCCAGCCGGTCACTCCGCTGCCGCCCGCCCGGGACCAGGACAGCCCCGACCTGACCATGACCGCGGAGATCCCGCCGGGCACGTCCGGTAAGCCGCAGGCCAGCAAGCAGGCCGGGGAACCGAACCCGCCGCACCCGGCCTGGGGCAAGACCACGACCCCGGAGGTGGTCCGGATCCCGGCGCCCGTGCCGCCCGACCTGATCGGCGACGCCGGCCAGGCCGTCATCGGCGTGGCCGGCCCGGCCCGGGGAGCCACGTCCGGGCGCGCATCGAGCGCCGCAGCAAGCAGCAGCAACGGAGGTTGACATGCCTGACGCACCCAGCCCGATCACCAGCCCGCCCGACGTAGACGGCCAGCCCTGGGACGCCACGTCCGAGTCCTCGGTCGGCAAGTGGGACTGCCTGGAAGACGTCGCCGGCGAGATCGGTTTTGACGGCAGCCAGAGCGGCGACCACTTCGCCGGCGCCGACCGGCACGCCGGCGGCCAGAGCGGCCCGTGGAAGCAGACCTGATCATGGCCGACAACTCGCATCAGGGCAACGCCAACAAGGCCACGGTCGGCACGGGCGGCACGGTTAAGCCCGCCGGGCAGGAGCTGTCCACCGTCAAGAACGCCAACCTGGCCCATCAGGGCAACGCCAACCTGGCGCACTGATGGCCCAGCCGTGGCCGGACGGAGACGAGCCGGGCAACCCCGGCGGCCTGGAGATGGGCACCGTCAAGGCGGACGGCGGGGAGTGCGCCCGGGAATGGCCGAACGGGGCACCCGGCCACGGCTACTACGACCCGCCGCCCACTGTGCCCCCGCCGCCGTACGTGCCCGCGCTGGAGGTTACCGGGGTGCAACCGGATCACGGCGACGTGGCCGGCGGCGCCCTCACGGACGTGTACGGCGCGGACTTCACCACGGGCGGCACTACCACGGTCACGTTCGGCGGCGCGGCGGCGACATCGGTCGTGGTGGTCACGCCGGAGCACCTGACCTGCTTCCCGCCAGCCGGCACCGCAGGCCCCGCCGACGTCACCGTCACGACCCCGGACGGCTCGGCGACCCTGCCCGGCGGGTACACCTACGAGCTGGCAACCGCACCGGTCACGGCGGTCGCGGACTTCACCTACACCCCGTCCAACCCGACCACCCAGACGATGGTCACGTTCGACGCGTCGGCCAGCACACCCGGCGCCGGGCAGACGATTACCAGCTACGCGTGGCTGTTCAACAACTCGGCTACCCGGAGCGGTGTGACGTGCACCTGGCGGCTGCCCAGCGGTCACGGCGAGTACGACGCCCAGTTGACCATCACCGACTCCGGGAGCGCAACCGACAGCCTGACGCAGGTGATCACGATATGACCGAGCCCCGCATCCTTGTCATCACCCCGTCCCGGGGGCGGTCCGGGCGGCTCACGGCTATGCTGGACGCGACCCTGTCCACCTCCGGGCCGGGTACCCACGTCGCGGTGTGCACCGATGCCGACGACCCGGACCGCGGCGGGTACGAGCAGCTGGCCGCCGACGCCCGCGAGCTGTGGCCGGGCCGGACCTTCTGGCACCGCGGCCCGCGCAAGTCCCTGGCCGCCTGGACCAACTACCTGGCCGTGTCCTGGCCGCGCGCCGCCCGGTACGGTTACCTGGCCAGCCTGGGCGATGACCACGTCCCCCGTACGCAGGGCTGGGACGGTGTCCTGACAGGTGCGATCGAGGCGATGGGCGGTACCGGGATCGCCTACGGGGACGACGGCTGGCAGCATGAGAACATGCCGACCGCCTGGGTGATGAGCGCCGGCATCGTCCGGGTGCTCGGCTGGCTGTTCCTGCCCGGCCTCGGGCACGGCTACTTCGGCGACAACGCCATCCGGGACCTGGGCGAGCTGGCCGGCTGCCTGCGCTACTGCCCGGGGGTGAAGATCATCCACGAGCACCCGGACGCCGGCAAGGCCCCCGGGGACGTCACCTACGCCGAGGCGGTGCCGTCCTGGGCGGGTGATGAGCAGGCGTACCTGGCCTGGGGCCGCTCCCCCGGTGACGATATGCCCAGTCAGCGTGACCTGGACGTGATCGCCGTCCGGAACGTCATGAGGCTGCGGGCACGCACCGTGCCGGGGGTGCCGGCGTGACCCTGACCGCGCAGCATACCGCCAGGGCCGGGGGCAGCTGGTGTGATATCCAGGGCCACCTGGCGTTCCTGTACGCCCAGGCGGAAGGCCGGGCGGTGATCGCCGAGCTGGGCGTCCGCGGCGGGAACTCGACCTGCGCGTTCCTGGCCGCGATCGAGACCGCCGGGTCCGGGCAGCTGTGGTCGGTGGACGTCGCCTCGCCGGGTGTCCCGGTGTCCTGGCACGACCTGCCGTACTGGCATTTCCTGTGCGCCGATGACACCAGCCAGCAGGCCATGGACTGGCTGCCGCCGAAACTGGACCTGCTGTTCATCGACACCAGCCACGGGCTCGATCACACCCTCGCTGAGCTGACCGCGTACGGTCCGCGGGTCCGGTCAGGTGGCGTCATCCTGTGCCACGACACCTGCTGGCTGCCCGGCGACGTGGAAACCCGCGAGCCGGTCGGGCCGGTCGCCCGCGCGCTGGATGTATGGTGCCAGGCCCAACCGTATGAACTGTCTTGGAGCAACCGGGCCGGGTCGTTTGGCCTGGGCGTGATCGAGGTGCCATGAGCGACAAGGTGATCGTCGGCGACGGGTCCGCCCAGCGGATGGCCGAGTGGGAGGCGCAGTACGCGCACGAGTGCGCCGCGGTCGCCGAGGGCTGGTGCCCCGTGCACCGGACCGTGCTGCACCCGGTGGAGATCCGCGGCGGCGATGAGATGGTGGCCGGGCACTGCTCGTTGTGCAGCCGGTACTGGTTCTACGACACGAAACTGGCCGAGGTCGGCTGGATGCTGGACCACGATCCGCACACCGGAGTGTGGGTGCCGCCGGAGCGGCCGAAGCGGTGGCCCGGCTGGAGCCCGCTGTGAGCATCCTCAAGGTCACCGCGGTCACTGAGGGCCTGTGCCCGGTGCATGGCACCGAACTGCACCCGGTGCAGATGCAGTACCCGGTCCGGCAGCACGGCCGCGACATCGCCGGGCACTGCTCGCCGTGCGGCCGGTACTGGTTCTATGACCCGGACGAGGACGAAGCCGGCTGGATGCTGGACCACGATCCGAACACCGGGGTCTGGGTGCCCCCGCAACGCCACGAGTGGTCGGTGTGAGCCCCCGGCTGGCCAGCCAGGCCCTGGCCGTGGTGGCACTGGGAGCAGCCGTGTACGAGGCGGTTACCAGGCTGGCCCCGTCCTGGCTGCAGGCCATGTTCATGTGGTTCGTCATCGCGGTGCTCGCCTGGGGCCTGGCGAGGGCGAAGCGGCCATGACCGCGCGGTACTGGGTGCTCGCCTCCGATGAGCTGATCGAGACTATGGACCCGTCCCTGCTGCCGGACGGGATCAGGTTGACCGGCATCCGCGCTGACTGGGATCCGGCCGCGCACCTGCTGGAGCGGTCGCACTGGTACCTGGTCACCGACGACGAAGCGCCCAAAGACCTGGACGGCCGACAGGTGGAGCTGGTCCTGGGCCGGCGCGGGCGCGAAGGCGCGAGATCCGTGATCATCGAACGGCGGGTGGTCGCGTGAGCATCCCCAAGGTTCTCCCAGGTAAACTGGCAGTAAGAGCCCCGGCGAGGCAGCAACCTCCCGGGGCAGTGACCGAACCTGATGGAAGCAGGCCGGTATGCCCAAGGGTACGTGCTCGATCTGCGGTGACGCACACTACGCACGGGGCTGGTGCAGGAATCATTACCGGCGCTGGATGCGGTACGACGACCCTCTCGGCGGTACCTGGCCGTCAGCTGACGCTGCATGCACGATCGGTAACTGCAAGGAACCGCACCTGGCGCGTGGCATGTGCGAGAAGCATTACCAGCGCTGGCATAGGACCGGCGATCCGCTGGTGGTACGTGAACGGCCTCCGCAAGCAGGCGTCCTCAATTTCAATTGGAGAGGTGATGCAGTCAAGTACAGCGGGCTGCATCTTCGAGTACGTAAAGAACGCGGTCCGGCTTCAGCCCAGGTTTGCGCGCACGCTGACGAGACGTGCAAAGGTCGGCTGGAATGGGCGAATATCTCGCATGAGTATCTTGGTGTCGAAGATTTCATGCCGTTGTGCCAGTCACACCATGTTCGGTATGACAGGGAGGCTGGATGATGGGGTCTGAGCAAAGCCACATACCACGCGTCTCAGTAATAACACCAACGTGGCAAAGACATGACCTACTACTTAGCAGGACAGTTCCCTCGGTGCAGGCGCAGCGTTATCCGTCCGTGGAGCACATCATCGTCTCGGATGGTCCGGACCCCGAGCTCAAGGACAAGCTGGCCCAGCCCTGGACGGATGGCTGGCGGAACCTGTGGTACCACGAGCTGTCCGTGCACGACGAGGCCGAGCACTTCGGCGCGCCAGCCCGCAACGCCGGCCTGGAGCTAGCCAGCGGCACGTACGTCACCTACTGCGACGACGATGACAGTTTGCGGCCCTGCCACTGCTACCTGCTGGCTGAGGCGCTGACTCAGCATCCGGAAGCGGACTTCGCGGTGAGCCGGATGATGAGCCACGGCCCGTACGGCGACATCGTGATTGGCACCGGCCCGCTGGCCGCCGGGAACCTGGGTACCCCAATGGTCATGCACAGGCGGAACGTGCCCGGGAAGTACGGCACCTGGGGCGAGGACGGTTCCTGGGGGCCGGGTGACCGGTTCGAGGACTGGCACCTGATCTGGGCCTGGATCCAGGCGGGGGTTGAGTACGTGCGCGTGCAGGCCGAGACTTCCGATGTGTGGCCGTCGATCTTCCGCTAGGAGCTGTCATGACCATGCCTGATGAGTACGTGCCCTGCGTGGTGGACCCGGCTAACAGCTTCCTGTCGATGCCGCCCGGGCCGGCCGAGCTGCTGACCGGGATGGAGGGAGCGGCGGTCGGGGTACTGACCATCAGGACGCCGACCACCACGCTGACCGTGAAGCTGCCGAAGAACCAGGTGCTCGCCTGGGGCAAGATGATCACCGAGCTGGGTGAGGAGCTGGAAGGTTCAGGGCTGCTGGTGGCTACCCGTAAGAACACGCTGCTGCGCCCGTGAGCTACGAGGAGGTCAGCCAGCGAGAGGATCGGTAGTACTAGCGGAGGGAATAAAATTAGGATTTTCGCAGGTCACGACGGCGGCTCGGGTTGTAGCTACTATCGCATCGAGCTCCCTTTGCGGGAGATGGCCAGGCACGGGCACGAGGTGACGTTCGCCGACGCGGGCGACCGGAACCACCCGCCCGTGGTCACCCTGGACATGCTCCGCGGCTACGACGTGGTCGTCGCGCAGCGGTGGAACAAGCACGACGGGCTCGGTACCTGGCGGCGGGCCAGCCTGTGGGCGAAACTCGTCTACGACCTGGACGACGACCTATGGCACATCACGGCGGAAAACTGGAACGCCTATCAGCACTACAACCAGCCGGAGATCCGCGACGCGACTACCCATGCTGCCGAAACCGCCAGCCTGGTCACCGTGTCCACCGAGCCGCTGGCGGCGACGGTCCGCGAGGAGGCCGGGCACGACCGGGTGATCGTGCTGCCTAACTGCATCCCGGAATGGGTGACGCTGCTGCCCCGGCCGCGCCGGGACCGGCCCAGGGTCGGCTGGCAGGGCGGCGCCAGTCACGGCATCGACATCGGCCAGGTCGCCGGCCCGGTCCGCCGGTTCCTGCGCCGGTTCCCTAACTGGGACCTGCAGCTGAACGGCGCCGACTACCGGCACACGTTCCGGGCGCCCGCCGACCGGGCGTTCTTCACCGGCTGGGTGCCGATCCAGGAGGAGCCGGATAAGTACTACGCCTCGGTCGATTTCGACATCGGGCTGGCGCCGCTGTGGCCGACCCGGTTCTCGGCGGCCAAGTCGAATGTGAAAATTGTTGAATATGGAGCCAGGGGGATACCGAGTGTCGCAAGTGACTGTCCTGCCTACCGGGACACCATCACCCACGGCGTCGACGGGTTTCTCGTCAAACATGACCACGAGTGGCTGAAATACCTGTCTGTGCTGGCCAGCGACGATGCGCTGCGCGAGAAGATGGGCGCCGCGGCGGTCGAAATGGCCCGCCGGCACCTGATCGAGGACGGCTGGACCGCCTGGCGTGACGCTTACGAGATCATGTTCCGGTTACACTGGCCTCACTGCCTCCTTTCGGGTAGCCAGGTGATGAGCAGGCGAACCTGCCTCCGGGACTCCGGTCAGCGGGATGCGACCGGGGTCCCGTCGTGTCCGGGAACTGATAACGGGAGGCGCTTCCCCGTCCGGCCGGTTCCGGTCATTTTCTCTCCGGAGGTTATTCCGGCGCATTTGTCAGGTACCTGCTCGGCAGGACTCTCAGGATCAGGAGAAACCATGTCACTCACCCACGACGAACTCGCCCTCGGCCCGGACGCCTACAGCTCCGGTGGTCACGCCTGCTGCCCGGCTCCGGTCACCCGGGTTTACCTGCGCGGCGGCCACGTCGCCCACTACCTGGAGGCGGTGGCCGTCAACAGCTGCGGCGGGGAGTCGCCGTTCTCGCCGTTCCTGCGGGATGACTGGCTCGGCACCGGCAGCCAGCACGAGTACGACGTCGCGGCCCGGCTGCCGCTGTGCCCGAAGTGCTTTGCCTGGGCGCACCACGGGTTCGATGACGAGCGGCTGGGCACCGCGCACGGGGCGGTCATGACCTGAGTCCGACCCGGTATACAAGTAGGGTATACTGAATGTATGAGAATCGCAAACCCCGACAAGCCGGTCACCAGCAAGGTCCTGGCGATCCTGGCTGCGGCGGGCGATGCTGGCATCCTGGCCGGCGACATCGCCCACCTGAGCCGGCGCAACGTCAAGGTGAACAACATCCTGCGCACCCTGGCCGGGAGCGGGCGAGCCCGCAAAGCTGACCGGGAGGAGCGTAGCCCGCACTACCGCAACACCCCGGT